CCTTCCAGATGAACAACCGTCATCTTATTTTTTTGACCGACTCGATCAATGCGAGCAATACACTGCAGGTATGTCTCGACACTCATCACAGGCGACCAAAACACAACGGTATCGGCTGCTGTCAAAGTAATCCCATGTGACGCTGCTTGAGGTTGTATGACCAACACTCGTGGGTGCTCTTGCGTTTGAAATCTTTGAATGATGTCAGCCCGCTGTGTTGGCGATACTGACCCTTGAATGATTTCATTGCTGTAACCCCGCTTTGTCAAATGTTCTGACACGACATCGATAGTATGCGTGTACGGGATAAATACTACAACTTTATTTATAGTTTCATCAAGTACTTCTTCCAGAGCATTTAAACGCGGAGAGATATCGAACTCCACCACCTCGTGCGTATCGGTATACACCGCACCGCCAGATATCTGTAGAAGTTTGTTAAGGGCTGCAGCCGCATTGACCGCAGTGATCTGCTCCCCCGCCGCTTGGATAAGTAGTTGACTGACAAGCCTTTTGTAATACGCCGTAACCTGTGTGGTGAGTGGCACCACACGTGTCTGATAAGTAACCTCGGGAAGATCAAGGCACTCGGTCTTCGTAAAGCGTATCGCTGGTTGCAGGGCAAAAAAGACATCCTCTTGGGCAGTTTTCTTTGGTATCCATTTAAATCGTGTGACTTGGTACATCACCTTGTCGCGCCACGCTGTCATAAATTTAGGGATTCGGTACGGGCTAACCAACTTAGCTAACCCAAACGCGTCAACGGGGGACTGGGAAGCAGGCGTGCCGGTCATCATCCAAAGCCAAGTGTGCTGCTGAACTAATTTAGCAAGGGTCTTCCATCGTCGGGTGCTGGTAGTCTTATATGCATTAGCTTCGTCAACGATGATCAGATCGTAGTTCGCGGCCTGCAATTCATTGAGCATAATGTGCGTGCCGTCGTAGTTAATAATCGTAAACTCGTAGTTGTTTCTAATGATCTTCTTGCGCCTTTCTTGTGGGCCGTAAGCCACCGCGCAGGTTCGATGCATGGCTGTCTTCAGTACGTCGGCTTGCCATGCGGAATGCATGATAGACAGTGGGCATATCACTAACACTTTCTTGATTAAACCAAGCTGCATGAGGTAGTCCACTGCCCAGATCGCAGCAGAAGTCTTCCCCGTGCCCGCTTCGTTAAAACAAAAAGCGCGTTGTCGAATTGATAAGAACGCAGCCGTTTCTTTTTGGTGTTCAAAAGGTTTGTAGATACCGGGCCACTTGTAATCCCGCAACATGGGAGAAGGAATTTTTACCCCCGTTACAAAGGCAGCATCACAAATTTGAGCAGCGCGTTGAGCTTCTTCGTGTCCCCAGTACAGTAATAATTCTGTGTCGTCTTCTTTGGACTTGTGAACTTCGCACTTATCGATGCAGGAATAAACATCATTGGCAAGGCGACTAGGCAGCGTAAACTGCAAAACTGAATCATCAATAATCTGCATAACTACTCCGTTTACTAAGACCCCTTACGGGGGTTAGTCGGCTAGCGCACAGTTTGGAAAAGCAATAAAGCTAACTGTCACTAACAGGCATGGTTATAGCGCTATGCAACGCTCGGGCTAAGTGGGGGAAAGCCCGGTCCTCCACACTCATGCCTTGTGGGGATCATGCCTTCACCGCGCCAGAAGATGTCCGTTTAAATGAGCGGTTACGGCGAACAGATTGAATAGTATACCCGTCTTTGTTAGTTCCACCTTTCGATAACGGTTTCTTATGGGCGATGTCTTTGCCCTCGCGTCGGTCTGCCTTACCGTTCTTGTTACGATCTTTGCCGTTCTTATCTACAGCGCGTCGGGCACGTTGCCGCTCCATGCGATCTGCATGTTCGTTGCGGGCCTTCTGCTGCTGGTACTCTTTCTTGTAGGGTCTTGGCTTATTAACGTAAGGCATCATCGCACCTTCTTAAATTGACAAGTCGTCACCGGACACCACCCGCACAACGGCGTAGGATTCTCGGGCCATTTGTCATTATCATACGACATCTTCAACCGTTCCAAGTCAGGAAGAAAGTCTTTCCAAAGTTCTCCTGATTGCTCGCGTGTGTACTCCTGATCAATAAATACGTCGTGTGCAACGAACAACAATCCCGCTCTGATGGTCTGGACTGCAGGGAAGTGGGCGTATGTCATCAACGACATAAGCTTCAACTGCTTCACATCCGGGTACTTCGCGCTACCTGTCTTGTAGTCCACGATGTGCGCCGTGTCGCCCCCCACCACTAACAGATCCACGATGCCTCTTACCCAGTAATCGCTCGCTCCAAATTTACATGGCTCCAAGTCCATGTTTAGTGCCATGCGATACTCGGGATAACGTTCTCCGTCGATCTCCAGCAGTGCATCCAGCATCGGTTGGTACCGCTCGTAGTTCTTCTCCAGCGGCTTGCTCTCGGTAACGTAATCCTCCAACGCCTTATGTACTGCCGACCCGTACAGCATCTGCTGCGTCGGGTACTTCGTAAAATTCTTAGCGACCTTAACTTCGTAATACTGTCTCGGACAATTGACGTAGTCCTTTAAGCTACTAAAACTCCACTTGATCACTCGACTATCTCCACTTCACTTTCAGTTACCACGGCGACCCGTGCCCCGCAGGAAAGTAAAGGTTTGTCGTTACCCGAATAAATAACTTCGGAAGGACCAAGGATCTTCACCTGCCTACAATAGGTGTTCTTTTTGCCCTGCTTTACCGTGATGACGGGGTCGTCCGCACCGGTCTTTTTATTCGACCGAATCACGTGTTGGTTCACGTGGATGTACGTCTTCATCCGCATTCTCCGTACGATTCTCCGTACTTCGCTTCACAAGCCACGGGTAAATTTAAACACCAATCAGGTGGAGTAGACATAACTTTCGTTACAAAATCAATAGCTTCTTCGATTTCTGCTACAGGAACTACTAGCACTGCTGCGTCATGCACTGTCAGGACGGGTCGATAGCGTTCACGGAGTTTGAGCATCTGTTCCCCCACGATGATGCGTGCCAACGCCTGCACCACATTCTCGACCATCGCTCCACCCCAGATGTTGACCGCCCCCTTGCGAGAGTCATACACCATCTTGTCGTCTTCTAATCGCAGGTTGGAGTAACGAATATAAAGGCCGTTCGGGAGTCGCACTCCTTCCTTATCGACCGACAATGCTTCGCCTTCCCCCAAATAAAACCCATCCGCAGTCCCCCGCATGAGTTGGGTTAAAGCCCTATCACAGCTTCGCCACAGGCCAGAGATCTTATCGTTCTGCCGCCGGTACAAATCAACAATGTGTTTGCAGTTCTGCTCAGTCAGGTCTGCTCCCGGCGGTTGGGTCTTAAGCGTATGCTGCAGCTTGGCAGCCCCTGTGCCGTAACCCAACCCAAGGATGCAAGTCTTACCTACGAATCTTTCTACCGGATTTGCTTTACTAATAGGTCTCCCATATATCTTTGACGCAAAGATCGAATACACATCCTCGCCAGCGCGGAACTGCTCGACCACATCCTCCTGCCCTGCCAGCCACGCCAGCACCCGCGCTTCGATCTGCGAGGAGTCACAGTTGATGACGTAATGATCTGGCGGAGCAACGACTGAGTTCTTCAGCGCCTTCTTTTTCTTATCCCTTGACGGGAGGTTCTGTAGATTGACAGAGTCCATCCCCGACCAGCGCCCCGTATGGGCACCGTAATACTTCAGCGGGATAGGTAACCGACCACGATTCCGACCACGAATCCTAATAAAACGCTCAATTCTGCTCTCCTCTAACGTCGATTTAGTACCCAAACGCACCGCGCACAGTTGTTGTACCAGTGGGTCCTCACCGTTCTGTAGTGCGATAAACCCCTCGTCGTTCTTAGCAAACGCAAACGTCTCCTTGCCGGTCCTTGCACTTGTCTTGGTAGGCGGAGTTACCCCAAAGCTTTCTAATACCTTGGCGAACTGGGGGTTGCTACAAAGCTTCTTACGTACCTCTTCCTCAGTAGTAACATTTAAATCACTCATCAAACTCTGTAGAAGTTTGGATTTCTCTTCCTTAATTTCTTCCAGTCGATCTGTTAGCAGCCCGTCGTCAATCCGCAGCAGGGGATCTGTGTACATTCGGAGGGTGAGATCAATAAGGTCAAGCTCGGATTCAGGAAACCCGTTGGACATAAATGTATTAAAAAGCGCAGCGGTAAGGTCAACGTCGTTTATGCAATAACTCGCATAGCGATTCATCTCTTCGGGCGTGAAGTCAGATCGCTTCTTGCCCATCGCATTGCCAACCTCTGTACCTTTCTTACCCAACGCATATCTTTCTGCTAGCGCAGATAATGATCCACCGGCATCCACACCGTGCTTGGCTCGTGCCATACACAACGTATCAAAGTAATAGGCAGGGATGATGTCAAACGTCCAAGCGAGTATCGCCCCGTCGAACTGTGTGTTATGACAGAGAAGTGCGGAGTTCTTCCAATCCACCTGATTCAGCCACGCCTTGATCTCAGCGTGAGTGCCACTGAACCACTGCGTCTCGTCGTCATCGATCTTCATGCCAACACCGATCACCTCAAAGCGAGGATCACGGATGTACTCTTCGGTCGTTAGCCTTGTCAGGCTAAAGTCCTTGGCATAGTACGTCTCAAAATCTAACGTCACAAAACTCATTTCTTACTCTTCTTACTCAGCCGTTCCACTTCTTTTCGTAGGAAAACAATCTCGTCGTAACACGCCCACAGAACGCCACCCACGGTCAAAAACTTCATCTCTGTCGTGGTTCCTATATCGTTTATCTCTTGCGGGAGATCACGAATCAGATCAAGTACATCTTCTTCGGTAGGCATCAGGGAACTCCGTGAGTGTATAAATCCTCAAGTTCTTTTCTCACGTAAGACAACTCTGCCTGAAGCGTTTTGATCTCCTGCTCAATCACCGTTGCTTCTTTGTACAGCCCACGCCCACGCAGGTTTGCAAAGGCTGTCTCTAATTTCATTCCCTGCGTCTGATCATAACGCCACGGCATCTTCTCCATCTCGCGCTTCCAAGAACCTGCTTCGCTCTCGTTGTCGATCATGGCTCATCCTCCTTTAATCCTCAGTTCTGTTTCAGCAATCGTCACATCACGCACCAAGACCAAGAGCTTACTCATCACCTGACTCTGTGTCTTCTCTTTACCTTCTCGGTGTGCTTCATCAAACTGCTTCGCCATACTCTCAATCATCTGCCAGTCGATGAAAGAAAGATTTAAATCATCTCCGATCTGCGCCCATACTTTTTCTTGTGGCGGCATCGGCATACGATGTTCTGGCTTAACATCTAAATAAGAAACGTCGTCTTCGGTATCCATTAACTTCTCCTCAGTTCTTTGATGACAGCTTCGATTTGGTTCGTCCACGGTGCAAGCATATGTTCACGTGGAAATAACTTAACGGACGGATAGAACAGACTCGTATTATTATCTTTATGGTTCCAGTACCAGAGCTTGTTAGCGTCTAGCACGTACACAGGCTTACCCATCGCCCCTGCAATGTGCACGTTAGCGTTACTGACTGAGACCACGGCGTTGCAATTACTAATCGTTGCCGCCACGCCCTCTAGGTCAAAGAAGTTATTGACCATACACTGATAAATCTTCTTGCCGGTCTTCGTCTCGAACGGCTCTATGTCGTAGTCGGGCTTGCCGTATTGCAGGCTCACGATCTTCGCGTTCGGGATATCCCACAGACCAACCAACTCTTCTAGCTTCACGCTCTTGTGTGGCCCGATCTTCTCGGCGGTGCTCGCCCACGACACGCCAATCACAAAGTCATCAGGCTTGATGCCTAGTTCGTTCTTAATCTGTTCTATCCGCGCAGGGTCAGCTTTGATGTAGCTCGTCGCCACTAGCTCGGAGATGTCCTTCGATGATTTAAGAAAGTGGCTACCAATACTGGCGATGGGAATTTGTGAATCAAACTCGGAGTTCTTGAGCTTCGCGTCGTGTCGTACAAAATTAATCCACGGCGTAGCACGTTTGAGTAACTCAACTAGTCTGATGTCGATCATCACCGTGACCTTCTCACAATGATGCTGTAGCTCTCGCAGCAAAGAACTATAGATTATTTGGTCGCCTATGCCTTGCTCAGGCCACACCAGTACAGATTTATATTTCTCCCCAAAAGAGTTATGCCCCACGCACCATCTCGGTAGTTTGGTCAGGAGCTTGGGGGATTTAAATGCTTGGCTATCCCATCGTCGTTCGTAACCTTTCCACCCTGTCTCAAAGTCCCCTTCCTGTAATGCGATCAAACCCAATGACCACCACGCATCAGCATTGTCAGGCTCAATACGCACAGCAGTCTCAAAAGATTCTCTCGCCTCACGCCATCGGTGCATCTCCCAGTGACACCTGCCAGCCTGCGTATGAGCCGCACGGAGTAGCGGGGTAAGTTCGGTGATGGGCTTCAAAGTCTCAATGGCTTCTTCAAACTGATCAGCGTCAGCTTGCTTGACTGCATCGTTATAAATATCAGAGACAGACTTACTCATATAAACTCCTATTAGGTGGTGGGAGTAGCACGGACCCACCAGACCGCTAGCTCGACATTGGCTACCTCAATGAGTGGCAGTAGCACGGTTCCACTAAACCGGATCAACACTGTTGGCTACCTCAGCTTGTGGGCACAGGAGGAACACCCACAATTTATAACTTACCCTCTTTCGACAAAACATAGTCGTACCGTTTGATTCTGTTTCTTGATGCGTTGATCACAGTACTCGGACGCAAGCCTAGTTCTTTAGCAAGATGTACATAGGTCATCTCTTTGATCCGCTCTTTCGATGCCTTCAACTCCATAATCTTTTTGTACTGCTCTAGCGTAACCTTTGGCTTGTTCCCCGGACTCTTAGGCTCCTTCATCGTATCCACCTTCATCTGCTAGATCCATATGCATCTTGACAAGACACGCCTCGATCAAACGCAGTACACCTATGGTCTCAGCAAGTGATATCTCACCATCGTACTCATCAAGAATGCTAAAAATCTTGTCAGCGAGTTCTTGGTTCTTGGCAAACTTCTTGTTGAAGTTCTGCTTAATAACGTCACCCATCACCAATACTCCACGCCACCGCGAGAACATCTGACGTTTGGATTCGGAACCCACCGCCAGTCGTAGTCCTTACACGCCTTCCAACGTCTAATCAATTCTCTGATGGTGTTCATGCTTGCTCCCTCGCAGCGATCTCACGGCTCAGATACCACGCCGCCTTCTTGAGATCCTCGATGGGATCAGACGCCTTCTTGCCTGCGCGGGACACGTACTTCACCACATTGCCCAAACGGTAATTTAAATCCTTCGCCTCAATAAAATCGATGGTCTCGATCCCGCCTGCTCGGTAATGCGGGGGGTGGTTCACGTTGTCAGTCAGAGCACGATTTAAATCTTCTTTTGTCTCGGTAATCGCACTCATCATTCGAGCTTTCGGTTTGAAGTTAAACCGCATCTCCATCTTGTCCCAGTACTTCTCCGTGTACGGATCAATACCCGCCTCGATAAGCTGCATGTGATACTTGAGTGCTTCAGCCGTCTTATCCTCATCGATCCCGAACCACGGGTTAGCCTCTCTCCATGACTCCGCCTTAATATCGTGGACCTGTTTCGCCACCGACTTGGGCAGGCCATTAAACAATTTATTGACCTTCTTGACGTACTTCTTCT